AGTGGCGTTTTTCTAAACTCTTGCACCCTCCTATGCCACTGGTACGCTATAAGTATATGGAAACATTAGCACAAGCAGTGCTCAATGGATTCGCTATCTTCGGCTTCGGAGTGGCATTCATTTTAGTACTCGTGTTGTACCCGTGGAAATAGGTGGGCAGCCTGTCCTACCTTACGGGTGGGATATGCTGGACATCTGGGTCCAGTAAAGGAGATAGGTCATGCAGAAATGTGCCTACGAACCTTGCTCACGCTGTATCTCTACCACGCATCGGTCATACGTGACCGCAGACGTTGTTGGCGTACAGCTCTACTGGTGCAACAGCGAGTGCCAAAAGAATTGGGATACGCAGCAGATGGTCTTCGTCACTGCCGCAGACCCATTCGCAGAACGCAAACGCACGCACAGCGAGCATAGGAGGAAACACTACTGACCCCTTTTAGCCTTTTCGGAGGCTTCCAAAACTGGGGAAACCGCCGTTGTGGTCTCCCCTTTTTTATGGGAAACTATATCTGGGTCCCCTGCAAAAAGAGTCGTGTCTTCACAAGTCATCACCACCCAGCAAGGGGTATTGTGTATTTATGAACAAAAACAAAGCAAAAATAGTAGATTTTATCGGTAAGTACGGAGGTTCTAAAAAGAACAAGTGGTTTTACATTACACAAAGAAATAGAAAGTTATGGGAGCTGTAAATATTTAATTCACGTATCGTCTAACGGCAGGACAGCAGGTTTTGGACCTGTTAATTGTGGTTCGATTCCATGTACGTGAGCAATGGCAGAGGGGAGGTAAGTATCTCGGATGGCTCATAACCATCATTAAGCTGGAGCGTTCCCAGCCTACTGCTACAAAGATTTATCAGTTTGCTTCTTGATTTGATTCTCAAGGATAGCAAATCCAAGTGAACCAGAAGAGCCAAATGCACCAGCAAATAGATACCCCCACTGCTGAAGATTTAATACGTCTGCTAGTTGCCCACCCATAGAGCCAAGGAACGCACCCATAATAAGGGATGCTGGTATGTGCCACCAGAAAAATATTCGTGACCCGGTTATGTATTCATGTATCATTCGAGCAACAGCACCTATCGCACCTACAATAGACAACATCACCGCTTTAACTGATACGAGGTCGTGCTCCATGGTTATTTAATATATCCTTTAATAGAAGAGGCAAGCAGGTCTCTCAGATTCAATTTATTCGGGCTATTCGAGACTGTCTGGTCTTTCATTGAACTTCTGCCGTCATGCCCGAGCACCTCGAAAGGAAGGTGCCGTCTACCGAATTGACGTGCGTTCTGTATGCCCTGCTTGGACTTATCAGTGTTAAGGATATCTATATGCTGCTCTCGTAAGTCCATAGGAACACCGTTTTCTCTACCATTTATAGTGTTTTGGGTGTAGTAGTCTAGTATCTTTTTCTTCTTATCTTTGTACACAGGGTACTCTTTAGGGTCTATGGTCTCGTTAAACCGAGCGTGCATACGGTCTTCGACGGTGTATTTCTTATCTCCCATTTTAATGAGTGTACCAAGTGGAACTGACCTATCACCAAATGCTACAGCACCGTCATATACATTCTTACCAGAAGCCATCTCGTATGGTCGGGAATCTGTCTGTCCTTCGTGTGGAGTGTACTGTGACACATTAGCTTTCGGCATCAAATCCAAGAGTTTATTGGGGAGAGTTTTATTGTTCCCAGAGTATTCTGGCATACTCGCCCCAGCCTCAAACTGCCCTTTCATTGGGTCTATTGAGCTTTCTGGCCCGTCATATCGTATTGTCCTCGTGAGAGGCTTCATCATTATATCGAGGAGTTTCATGTTATTTTCTTACTTCTTAAATACCCAAGCTTATCAACGCCCTTAGGTAGGTCAGGAGCTTGCGGGGATTGAGGTTTTTTGCCTCGCATCTGTCGCTCTCGTTCTTGGAGGAAAATCCACAGGCGTGCAGCTTCATCGAGGTCAGTAGGAGCTATAGGGCCAGTTGTTACCGCGGATTGTGGGGTAGCACGAACAGTACCCCGTTGAGGGTTAACGCCGTTTATCTTCCAATTTACATTAACATCCTTGGTTTGATTCCCTAGGTCTGTAAGGCGTTGTTTCAATACTCCTTCTGGGATACGAGTGTCTTGCATCTGGGTGTCAGCCATATTCATCGGTCCTCTTTCAAACTCTGTAGCAGCTTGTGGGAACACTTGAGGACCTCGTACAGAGTCATTAGGTGTCACTTTGAATGGGGTCTGGTCTACATTAGAGGTTCCATATCGCATCTTTGTAGTAGGGTCAATTCCCGGTGCCTCAAGAAGCTTCCTTCCAGATTTTGGCACGATGACATCTTTAATGAGGGACAATGCCTCTTCAGCTTCTTTTACTTTGCCCGCTTGATAAAGTGGGTAGACCTTCTTCGAGAGGTAGTAGCGTATAGAAGGGTTCTTCATCACTTGCTCTGCCATCTCAGAGCCAAACACACCAATTACTGTAGCAGTAAACGGGTCGTTAAACGCTGCATACGCAGCAGAGTTGCCAAGAAGACGAGTGTTGAGAGACGCTTTCCAGCTCAACTGTCCGAGACTTCCCGGAGCCTTTAAGTTTCTCTTGTCGAGTTGAGAACGCAGAGAGAGGAGTTCACCTTGGTAGTCTAGTACGTTCTGAAGAGCAGCACGTTCTGCTGGGTCTGACACCTCATTCATTATTCTCTTCTTGATTGCGTTACCGAAGATATACTCTATTTCAGAGTCAGGGATATTTGCTGTCTTATTTGGTTGGAAGGCTTGTGACCAGCGACCACGCTTAACATTCTCCCAGAAGTCGAGTTTCATAGGAGGTGCTTCACCTAGGACTCCGTTGTACCCACGGTCTTTAAACTCTTGGGACAGAGCATCGTAGAACTTTGTTATTGCTCGCTTTATTTCATCATCAGAATATCCTTCTTTGAGAAGACTCTTTGACTCGGTGAGAACATCCGAAAGAACATCCTGTGCTCGGATTGAAGTAGGCACTTTAGAGAGGAAGGAGTCTATATCATTAGCGTTATCCTTAATTCTATTCTGCACTGACTGGTAGACCTTGCTCTCTGTTGCTGGGAGGCCAGTCTTAGTAAACTGTGAAGTAACGTCTTGTATGAATGGGTCTACGCCCTCATCGGCTGCAATATCGAGTAACATTTCTCCGGGATTTATATCTCGTTTTGCGAGCTTAGTGAGGTCAGCGTCACCAAATCCGTAGTAGTCGTTAATTGTAGGAATGAGCTTTGCACGTGCCTTAGCAGCATCAGCTTGTGTCGCTTCGTTATTTACTGCACGAACGATGCGAGAAGTATTTTCACGCAGTTTCCCTACCCCAGATACGGCACTATTTTTCATCTGTGGGGTTTTTATTACCGCACCAAAAGCACCACCAAGAGCACCCCCTCCGAGAAGACCGCCAGCACCACCACCAAGCGTCGAATTAAATATACTTGTAGCTGTTGAATCTGGATTCTCCATCTCAGAGCCAGCACCGTACATCGCCCCTCCTTTCGCACCTGCTTTAGCTCCTTCGATGGCTCCTTTGAGCATTTTCCCGCCAATACTTGTCGCACCTTTTACAGCACCACCACCAACAAGCAGTGAGGCGTTTTCGAGTACATTACCAGCAACATCTTTTGCACGCTGAGTTAGAGTGCCTTCACCTCCAAGAGGTTTTACTTCGCCAAGCCATGCCAAATCTTGTGGGGTAGAGTAATCGCTTACTCCAAGACCAGACCTAATCACGTTCTGTGCAGATACACCAAGACGTGCGAGCGGTTTCGCTATTGTTTTTGCGAGAGAATTAAAAAAACCGTCCTCTTCTTGAGGCTGCTCGATAGAGCCACCCATTTGGGCAAATTGCTCGTCAGAAAGTGGTTGTTCCATCTGTGGCTGTGGTGCTGGCTGTCCACCCATTTGCGTAAATTCCTCATCAGAAAGAGGCCTGTTCGGTTGAGGAGCAGGAGGTTGTATAGGGGCCTGTTTCTTGAGGTATGAGTAATCCATAAGCGTTTATTGTGCCTTTACCCATCCGTTTCCATTGTTTACGTATTTAACACCGTTTAGATACCCGACTTGCCCAGAAGGTTGTTGTTGAGGTTGCTGGCCGAGACTTTGTACCTGTTGATAACCACGCTGCACCCCAGTGCGTACTCGGTCTTCTTTAATCTGATTAAGCGTTGTGATGAGGTTCCCAAGCTTCTGGCGTACGGTAGTTTCATCTTCTTTTTGAGCTGGGTCAGGAAGGTACGGAGCAAGTGCTGCTGCTTCTGATTCTGTAATCGCAAGACCACTACGAGCCTGTCTAACCATCTGTGATATGTTCGCAAGGTCAGATGTAAGTTTTGTGTAATCCGCACTCGCAAGACCAAATGTCTTCGCAAGATTACCCGCTGTTGAAGCCCACGGACCTAGATTAGTCCCGTTCTTAGTCATATCACCAAGAACTCCGTTGCTGAAGTTAAGAACTGAGTTTATCGCAGAAACAGAGTCTTCTTGAGTAGCAGACAAGTCATCCATGTTGAGTTGCTGGAGATTAACGCCAGCACTTTGTAGGTATGGAGTAATCGCTTGGCGTACGTTCTGACTCCATGTGCCATAGAGAGAAGGATTTTCTTTGAGGGCGTTAAGGTACGGCTGAAGATTCGAAGGAGCTGAGCCAGCAGCACGAGCAATAGACTGGCTTTGCGATGCAGAGCCACCAGAGTACCCGCCAAGAGTCCCACCACCTAACGCACCCCCACCGATGTCTCCTGCATTACGTACTTGGTAGGATTGACCTGTAAGAGGGTCAGTTCTCCATGAGTAGCCACGGTTGTTTATTTGGTCTTGGATGTTTGCTATCTGTGCTTGTTTGTACAAAGCGTCAAGAGGATTTTGCTTAGCAAGAGTCTGCTGTTTTTGCCACTCTGTGTATGCTGGGTTATTTCCGTACGCTGTGAATGTCTCGTCTGGATTCATCGCCTTGAACGACTCAATACCAGCCTTAGCTTGCTGGATTCTTTGCTCTCGTGATTTATCGAGCATCGCTACACGGCTAAGAAGGTCTTGTTCCAAAGTGCTCTGTAGAGATGACGCATTCGAAAGACGTGCTCCATAGTTACGGTCTACTGCACCCGCAGAGGCATTATAGAATTGAGATGTTACTGGGGAAGCGACTGAGTTCTTATCGAGAGTGGAGCGTGCAGCACGCATAGACTCTTTTTCCATTTCATATGCTTTCTTTGCTTCTGTAAGGTCATTTTGAAGAGGATTCAGTGAAGAATAGTCAGTTGGAGCTGTCGCATTCTTATACTCGTCATAAATTGAGCCATATCCATTACCAAGAATACCACCAAGAGTGCCCCCGTTACCCATAGTTGCTTGCCCTGTTTGTGCTGGAGTTGCTGGTGTTGATTGAGCTGTTGCCGTGTTCATCAGTGAACTCAATGATGGCGTCGACGATTGTTGGGATGGTGCTGAATACGAAGGGGCACCGTAACCACCGCCTCCAGATGATTGCGATGGGTTATACCCAGCAGCAGCCAAAGTATATGAGCCATTGGAGTTCCAAGAGCCAGTTGTGCCGTTCCCATTTATCATCGAAGCTGTCTGACCAGCAGGTACGTTATATGGTGTTCCTGTATTTACTGTCATCCCCGCTGGGACATTCGTAGGGACATTCACTTTTGGTGCAGTATTCGTAAGACCTACCGTAGTTCCTGCGGGAACATTTGTCGGGATACCCAAGCTTGAGAGTTGGATTGTCTTTCCTGCTGGGACATTTGTTGGTACGGTTGCCATAATAGTAAGTGTAATGAGTGTTAAAGATTTGACAAGGGTTTCTAGGTAGATTTTACCTCATTTGACTCGACAGCGTGGATAGTATTGAGGGAGAAGAGGTGCTCTTGCTTCGATAGGGTGGCCTCAGTGCTCTTTTCAAGACCAATAACAACCTTGAGCTGCACTTTCGTTGCTGGGGAAGTGACAGGGAGGCTAAATTGGTGCCACATCTTTGTCGTAGCCCCAGTGAGTTTCCCTTGGTTGTCGTTGTTTATAAGTTTTTTCCAGTTTGAAAATCTACCTATTCCTGTCTCTGTTGCAGTAACTCCACCTACTGTATTATCTATCACAACAGAATAGCTTGCTGACGCTGTTTCTGGAGATATGCTCGTTATATGCCCTGTAAAGCCAGCCCCAGCACCAACGACACCCATAAACTCATCCCCAACTTCCCAATCTAAATGGAAACTTTGGTTTGCATCGTTCACCAGAAGAACTGTTAAATCAGCGGTGAGTGTTTGGTATGTAAACGTGTATTCGACAGATGGCTTGTAGTAAGTACGATACTTCGGGATGATGAAACTCGCAGATTCCCAAAGAGGGGTGTGTGCGAGGTACATCGCAGACCATGTAGACGCTACGTCAGACACGTCAATTTCTGGGGTGATGAACATCCCACCACGGGAATACGAAGACCCTCGGAGCTCTGTACCAAATATATATGGCAATGAAGAATACGCAAAAGAAGCGTCTGTGGTTTGGTAGAATGACCCGAAAAGAAGTGACGAGTTCTGCGTTGTGCTTTGTATTGTACTGTCAGTAAAGTGATAGTTCGAAATCGCACCAGGGTAGAGCTGTTTAAAGTTACCTGAAGTACCACCACGAGTCTTCATCTGGCCAAAGTCTACCGCAGTAGAAAGGGCCCCGCTTGCTGAGTTTGAAGGAGACGCAAAGTGATAGAACCCAATGTCTTCATCAAAGCACCATACGCCAGCAAACCCATATTCTGAGCCAGAGTTTAGTGTTTCTGGTGTTGATGTAAACGATACGTTTGCGTAGATACGATTACCAGCAACCGTAAGACCATTACGAGCACATGCTACTGCATTTTGGTATGGGGAAATAGGAAGCTTCCCGACAGGCTCAAATGTAGACCCCGTATACTTTTGGAGGTAGCCGTTCTCATCGAGGAAGTACGGGATGTTGTCTTTTACAACCATCGCAATCGGACCTGTTGTAGAAGTAGGAATGATTTGGCTGAATCCTGTGGCAGCAGTAGCCGTAGCGTTATCCACACCATTCCAAACAAGCACCTTGCCTTTATTACCAGATGTAGATTTAACTCCGATAAAGATTGCTTCTTGTGTTGCCACCATACACGTAGCAGCATCACCACCAGTGGCGGTTAGAGTTGTTGTGTATTGCCCACCAGCGGTCGCAGGAGTATTTGATGTATCCCACGAATAGATTTTTGTTCCATCAGAGATGTACATTCTGTTCTGGAACTCGCACATCATTATAGGAACAAAAGAAATCGCAGCACCAGATGGGTCAAAAGATGACCACGAAGTTGCCCCAGAAGCACAGTAATAGACTGTCGTTGGAGAGCCTACAGTAGAGCACGCATAGAGTCCACCATTACGGCTAAATAGCTTCATGTCTGAAATCGCATATGTTGGAGTGCTCGTGTATGCGTCTGCTGCCCATGTATACGAGTTGTTATCTGATTTGTACAAAAGCCCATTGTTACCTCCATCTTCACGAACTGCTGCCCAAACTTGGGTACTTCTTCGTGCAAAGGCTGTAACTGGATACGAGACTTGTTTTATCTTAACTCCACGTGGAGACACCTTGATTCTTCCTTTGTCTGTAGAAAGGTCAAGGTTAAACGTAGCACCCACATTACCAAGAGAAGACGAGTCGTTTGTCGCAATAAATCTCTTATTTTTGTCGGGAATGCGTACAGCCATATTATTTTGTTACCATAAAATAAAACTCAGTGTCAGTAAGTGTGCCAGCTAAGTCAGTTGTCTTTACTGTGAAAGCTGCGGAAGAAAGAGAAGTAATAGACACACTTCTGCTAACAGCAGTTGGAACAATAGAGGGTGCATAATTGGTTGTGCCTAAGTTGTGAGTAATTGTGTAATTACCTGCTGAGTTTCTAACGACAGCCCACCCAGAAGGGAAATAGGTTCCTGCTGAGCCCCCAGAAGATACAGAGCCACCAAATGGGCGGAAGGCAGCATCCATAGCGATAGCTGCGATGACATTCCTCTCAACAAGAGGCATATCTATTCGTATTCGAGACTTCCAGAGTGAATTAACCCTATCAGAGAGCTCCTGGAGTTGTTGTTGGATTTGTTGGAGAGTTTCTTTCATACATACATTATCCGATACTTCGGAGATACAGGTTAGGGTTCACGATACTCGATGTATCCATGTCTTCGATGACAACAGATACATCCTTGGAGCCAAGGTCCCCCTTCATTAGAGCAATCATCTTCTCCGCTTTCTGGGTAAAGGCCTGTGCCCGTGCCATCTCATCACGCATCATGTAGTAATCAGCAGCAGCAAGATACGCTATTGTTTCGTGATACTGGACTGGGATGAGTGGGAGCTGTCCAGATAGAGTAGTAGTTCCTAACTCAATACCAGAACTACTAGCGTTCATGCTTAGATACGGTCTTGTTGTCGTTATGCTTGTCCCTGATGTGTATTTCTGAACTGTGTACCATAAACCATCAGGAGCGTAGATAGAGCAATTCTTGAGGGACGGAAGAGTCACGCCAGAAGCATCAACAACAGCAGAGCCACGTGTGAACGTAAGCGTCCCAGAGATAGTGTTATCCGCAGTTGTGAGGTCAGGAATATTCGCAATATATGTTAAATTCACTCGTGTTGTTGTGATGGCAGGAACAGGCCAGATGTAGAGCTGGTCATTGAATATGAAGTACCATGATGGATATGTCCCTTGGTATGTCTGCACGTTGTTGAGCATCGTCCACGCATCCTTTGTTGGAGCTTCTTTGATGACCCATCGTGTAGAGCCAATATCCATGTTTACTGCAAGCATTTGCTTGAAGTCATTTGGAAGCTCCCATCGTACTTGGAGGAAATTCGTGTCGCCTGTAGTTGTTTGCGTCGCCCCTATATATGGTGAGCCAAGTGTGATGGTAGTTCCTGACTTGTTTGTAACCTCGTAAAGAAGGCCATCAGCTCCGATGACATAGAGGTCAGTTATGTCATCAGATATCGCACTTGCTGAAGTTACTGTAGTCGAACCATTCGTAAATGTGAGTGCATACGTAGTTGTAACCGCACGACTTTGATACGAAGTTTCTTTCTCAACAAAATCCCAACTCATCTCACCAAGAATCCTCTTATACGCAGAGTTAATAAGTGTCCTACCAAGCCCAGTTGTCGCTGACACATTCGAAGTATCAGCGTTATTTGTTAGCTGACCATAGAGAGACAAAAGTTGTGAGTATGAAAGTTGCATAGATTAGATTTCTTGAATATACGCCCATGTTCTCGGTGAACCCTCGATACGCACAGGCGAGCCTGTCGCAGCATTTATCTGCACAACCCATGTCTCTGCGGTGCCACCTGTTGTTACTGCATATATTGCCTCAGTGTTCGCAACTTCACTCTGACCAGCGTATGTGGTTGGGATACCGAAAGAGACAAGGCCAAATGAAGTTGGTGTTCCAGAAGTTCGTCTCCAAACGAAATCCAATCTATCAGTGGAGTTTGTGTATCTTACTTGAGCGACAGAACGGAGAAGATATGTCTTGTTTGCAGCAAGAGTAAATATACCATTTGCTTGCCCAGCTCCAGTTGCCATAGTAATACTTGAGCCAGTTGAGAACGTCGTGGTCTCAAAAGCGATGTGGTCGGAGGTTGTAAGGTTTGTTGATTGGTTAGATGCAAGAGAGGCAAGGAACGCAGATTTACTGCCACCAGAGCTTGGAGTGTACGCTTCCTGCTCGGTGCCACCCGCGTTCATTTTTAGTCCTTGTCCTGCTGCTAGTACGATATTTGCCATAGTAATTTTATTAAGCGTAAAGTGCTTCTACAGTTTCTATATGTGCTACCCAGTGAATGTTTGTCGCTGCAAGGCCAGTACACGTTATAGCCATACCACCGTTTGTTGTATCTGCTGAAAGTGCCACAGCAAGACCAGAAGCGTTACTAATCGGAGTGACAACAGACGCAACCATCGTAGTTGAAGCGGCTGTTGATTCACGTCGTATAGAGCCCTCTATCTTCCATACTGCGGTTATTGTACCACCAGCAGCTTGCTGTCGTGCTACTACCATACCAGTGAACCCAAACAAATTGCTGTTTCGGAGGATGACTTGGTTTGTAGAATCAGCAGCAGCATTATCAGCAGTAAGCACTTTCGCAGTTGCGTTTGTTGTTCTGCCGACTAAAAGCCACTTACTCCATTGAGATTCACCCGCTGTAGTTATGAGTGATGATTGACGAGAAAAACGACCATATTTACCATCGTTGTTTGCACTGTATCCTGAAGCAACAGAGTGATACCCCGATGCTGTATTCCCATAACCATGTGCGAACGAGTATCCACCAGAGACAGTATTGTTAAGCCCAAGTGCTTGTGAACGTGCGGATGACACGCTGTTACCGTTACCAGCAGCAAAACAATCAGAGTGTGACACGTTATTACTCAATCCAAGTGCAGCCGAACCATCTCCAGATACAGTATTACTCTGACCGGCCATAAATGTATACGCCCCGCTCGCTACTTGTGAAGCACTGCTACGAGACCTTTGCAGGTCAACTGCGTATGTACCACGCTTATTACCACCAGTTGCCGTGTTATCTGGAACGGCTGCGAGGATGGCTCCGCTTCCTTTAGGTGCCAAAACAGCGTCTACGTTTGTGGCTGCATTTGTCGCAGTAAGAGACGCTGCTGGAACAGTCGCGTTTGGAGCTGATGTGTTAACAGCGTCAGTCCAGTTAGTTAAACCACCTCCGCCCGGAGTCTGCCATGTTGGTGCTGCCCCTGTATTTGCTCCCAAAAACTGTCCTGTTGTGCCGTTGGCAAGTCGAGTGAGAACGCCAGACGCATTTCGATAGTACATATCAAATGAACCATCAGAACCGAGTGTCATTGTCACACCACCAATCACGTTAGTACTTGCTGTGAGTGTTTTGTTTGTAAATGTCTCAGCACCAGCTAGTGTTCCTAGCGTGCCAGTGGTTGGTAAGGTGACATTTGTTGCACCAGAAGTTGTCAGTGTAAGCGTGTGGGCACCAGAGCGTGTGATGGTCGCTGATGAGAGGTTGATTGTATTGGAAGTTGAGACAAATCCAGCAGCAGAAATCGTGCCAGTGAATGTTTTATCCCCACCGATACCTGTTTGAACAGACGATAGGTCTACGAAGTTCTGGGTTGTAGAACCAGTACCACCATTAGCAATAGCGAGTGTCCCAGCCATCGTTATAGTCCCCGAAGTAGTCACTGGACCACCTGTGAAGGTAAGCCCTGTTGTGCCACCAGAAACATCCACAGATGTAACTGTGCCACTGCCAGCAGCGGTATTTGTATACAAAACACCACCAGTAACGGGGTCAATCTTTACCGGCAATATCGTTGTACCATCCAGAGATGACACCCCAGCCATTACAGTAACGTAGTTTTGGTCTCGTGGTATTTCCATAAATGTTTTTTATACTTCAGTTACTTTTAGGCCACCAGTCGAATTATCTATAGTTAGAGCCCTAGGAAGACCAGTAGAGCTGTCTATGCCCATCAGTACAGGGACGTAATTTTCATCTCTTTTTGCTTCAGCCATACCTATAGTTTGATGTATTTAATAATTATCGCAAGGGTTTACGAAGGCTCGTTAAGAGACGCTGCCAATTCCTTCATCTGTGCCACGTGATTTGCCTCGTCTATCTCCCTCGCTTGCTTGTATTCCCTCTCAATCTGCTCCTGTTTCCGTAAGTCTTCTTTTTCTAACCTCTTCATGTTATCTGACTGCTGTTTCTCGAAGTCCAAACCCCACCTTTCGAGCACTTTCTGCATTACTCCTAGTACGAATTGGCACAGCATATTCATGGCTGGAGGACCGATATAGCCTATTGTAAGCACGAATAGCCAAGAGGGGTCCCTGAAATCTGACGGATTGTAACCGGCCATTTGTGCCATCTCACCCCCCAAAAAACCGCTAAAAACACCGGGAATTATCATCACAAGACACTTCAAGAATGAGGTCTCATGCGGTGAATCTTCGTCGAAGTGACGCACGATTTCACGAGTCCACGTAGCAATAACACCTAAAACTAGGGTTGCTGATATCTCGAACACCATCGGTGGTATAGCCCATGCTGGGTAGAAAGCTTCTATCATACTCGTTTACTAAGCTCTTCGACTAATTGTTTTATCGTGTATGTCGCAAGCGGAGACTGTTCTGCCTGTTTCAGCCAGACAAGTGGGTCTATCATATTCTCGATTACCGTCTTTTTTGTGAGCAAGTTAGCAAATACAAAGGGCTTCTTCATCATGTCCCAGTGAACATGGTATGCAGCTCCCATGCCTGTATTGCCTGAAATAGCCATAACAGTGCCCGCTTTTATAGGCCCCTTTGAAACTTTCACGGATTCATTATGTAAAAACCTGTGTATATACGCCCCATCATCGAAGAAGACGCAGTTCCCCAAGGAACTATTGTTGAGGATAACATCAACAATAACGCCATCAGTTGGAGCAAGTACAGGGATATTCTTACAACCGAAATCCACACCGAAGTGGACTCCTGACTTGTATGTTTTCCTTGTGAAGTCATTTTCTTCTAGGAACCTTTGTGTCACGGGGTAGTTCTCCCCTACTGGATGTATTCTCATGTTAAGCATTTAGCTGTTCCCGCTTTTCGAGTGCAGTAAGTTGCTTTTTGATGAACATCTTTTCCTGAGCGACCTTGTGAGCTTCGAGCGAAATCTCTTTCTCTCTCTTATCAAGGATTTCACGAATACGTCTTGATTCCTCATCTCTAAACAAAGACTCACGTTCCTTTCTTTCAGCGTCCTCAACTCTCTTCGAGACTTCTCGAGAGTAATTTTCGGAGTAGGCGTAGAACTCTTCAGACTGTTTCTTAAATGAGCTCTCCCTGTTTCTAAGATTCTCCTCACGCTTGGCAAGAGCATCCACATCCTCTTCAAGTTTTTCCCTCTCCGCCTTGAGCTCAGCAACACGCTGTTCATGGGTTTGTTCTTTACTTGTAAGTGCAGCTTCACGTGCTTGTACGTCTAGCAGTGTACGCTTAACCTCATCAAGATGACCTTGTGCTTCTTCCATTGTTGGTACAATTTCTTTCTTCTTTTCGTCGAGTTCCTTGATGACAGAAATAAGCTCTTGCTGGGCAACACGTCTCTTCTGCGTGCAGTCTTCTATATATTCTTGAGTCTTCTTAGTTACCTCATTACGAAGCTGCTCCATATCAGAAAGGAACGAGGATGCTTCCACCCGCGTTCCCTGTATCTGATTTTGGATTGTATGCAACTCCTTAACCTTGTCGGCCTTTTGAGCATCTAGTTGAGCCTGAGCTTCTTGTTTAGTTAGAAGTTTCATTGGTAGTAGCTTTCTTCTTTTTCTTTGGAGCTACCACTTCCTCGACCTCTTCTGTCTCTGCCTCATCTTCTGCCTCCGCTTTGACTGCTTCAGCTTTAGCCTCGACAACTACAGGAGCTTCTTGGGTGGTCGCCTTCTGCATTGCTTCTGTCGCATCACGTCCTTCGAAGACTTTACCAAAGATTTTCGCTTTCATGCCTGTTCGCTTCCAGTGACCGTGAATAGTCGTAATCTCACTATCTGGCAGCTCACGCATGAGGATTTTATTCATCAAATCGTTTGCAAACTTCTCTGCGATTCCCTCTTCGAACATTGACATCTCGCCGGGCTCAAAGGTGTATTCACCCCCTCCCCACTTAGTTGTAAACGTCTCAGAGTCTATATTACGAAAACTTACAATTTTGGTTGTTGCCATGATTTTTTAGGTCCCGAACCTAAACTTTAACGGGTTATTAAATCACACGAAGGGGGAGTTTCCTCCCCCAAGATGTGACTGATTTACTAATCTATCGTGAGGAAAACAGGGCGTGCCTCTGCTGAGACACCCGCAATTATAGCCTCGCCGATGTTGCGTCCTGTTGCGGTTGCGACAGTGACACAGCCAGCCGTAGTCGTTGAAGGCATTATGCCAAGACCTGCTGCTGCAACTGAAGCGTCAGAAAGAACTGATGCTGGACCACGTGTCTGAACCCAGCAGTACGAACCTGCTGCTGCTGCGATAATCGCAGAACCAACTGGAGTACCATCACCTGAAGTCGTCGCCTGTATAACACCGTTGTAAGGGTTAGCAACAAGAGTAACACGTGATGTAGTATCAAGTGCAACTTGGAGCTTCTCCTCAACAGTGACAGTAAGCGACGCACCCGATGCTGCTGCTGGATGCTTCGAAATGGTAAGAACCTGACCGATACCCGTGCCCGCGTTTACGATAGCGTAACCACCTGCGTACTGGTTTGCAGTAGCAGCAGTTGCACCAAGAGTAAACGTAAGAGTCTGCGGAGTAGTGCCCGATGCGATAGCACTTGCTGCTGCTGTACAGTTAGCGTGGTTTGCCACGTTAAGAGGAGCTTGAACAAGGTTATCAACAACAAGAGCTGATGCACCAACTTTTGCAAGTCGGTATACGCGTCCATCAGCGGTTTCTACCTTAGTACCAATCGAACCTGGCTCAGACGTTGCAGTCTGGAAGATTGAAAGGGCTGGGAGAACGGCTGAGACACCTGTGAAAGTAGCCATGATTGTATTCTTAGGGTTAATAATAAACTGACTACACCGTAGTGATGCCAGTAAGCTTCGCGTGACGCATTGGAGACTCTGAGTACAACTGACCGCCGAGAACGATTTGACCGTTTGCTACGAGCTGGTTAGTAGACTTAACGAATCCTGTCCACATGAAGCCCATAGACTTAGCTTCTGGACCTGAACCCTTACCGTATACGTTAGCGACGATTTCTGACGTATCGAGGTTAAGAGGCGTACCAGAGAATGGGTTTTTGCCACCCTCCAAACCACCTTCAACAGCGTAGAAGTCAAGATAATCCTCGTTAAGGAAGTACATCGTACCAGTAGTACACTTACGGTCAGTAACGACAGGAATACCCTTGTACTCAAGAGTGCGAGCACCTGTACCAAACGCTGTTACTGGTGTACCAGAACTGATGCGTTGGATAGGAAGGAGAAGCGACTCATAGAGAGCAAACGTGTTCTTGTCTGTCATTATGATAGTAGGTGCAAGTGAAGAATCCCATGCTGCGTTGTACTGCGTAGCCATCTTGTTAAGAGTAAGCGTACCGCCAGAAGCAAGCACAGAAGAGTTCAGCACAGGGTATGTTGAGCGTGAAAGCCCGCCATACGTAGACGTATTTGTACCGTCATCAACGATACCTTCGAGTCCAAGGAAGTCTTTACCAGAGTTGCCAGTTCCATCTCCGTAGAAGAGAGAACCGAGCTCGTCTGCCATTTCTTGAGCACGTGTCTTCATTTCGAGCTCGATGAGTTCGAGAACCTGACCATCTGAGTGGTTAACCGCGATGTCAGTGTATACCACGTTTACGTTTTTAGCGTAGAACTTAGGCTCGAATGTCATCTTTACACGGTCCTGTGAAGGAGCTGTCTGAAGAACGTCTGCACCAATAAACGACTGACCTGAAACGCCAGTTTGGTACTTCAATGGAATACTCTGGCGGTCTGAACGGAACTTCTTTGCTTTTGGAAGAACGCGTCGAGCGAGGGTATTTTCTCGGAGTACAGGGTCAACTACGTGAGGAACGATGTGTTCCAGCGTAATGGATGTTACTTTATCTGAAAAAGCCATGATAATTTTTTAATGCGAATAAGTGGAGTTTATAATTTGTCTCTCCATGACCCCCATGAGCCTGAAAGCACTTTGTGAGCACTTGAAGCCGGAGCTGGGGCTGCTCCTGGGGTTGTTTTGCCCCCCAATTCTTTCTTTTGAGCCGCTGGGTCGCCTTGCTGCTTAGACCAAAATTCGAACATCTTCGGGAGATTGTCTATATTGATTTGAGCACCAAATATTGCGGATTGGTCATCAACCCATTTGAGAAACTCATTCTGGTTGAAGTCACCGTGCGACTCTTTGAGAGTTTCCAGATGGCTTTGCACACGCTGTCTCGTTTGATTCAGTTGTTGCTCTTCCTTCTGTTTTTCCTCAGCTTCGATACGCTTTATCTCGGAATATAACTTTCGAGGGTCTTGCTGTTCTCGCTGGAAGAACTTCTCTCGCATCATCTGTGCTTTGGGGTCGTTGCCGAAGTAGTGGGTGAAGAGTTCTTCTTCTACGGGGTCTTTTTTCTGAGGATTCAGAATCGGGTTGAGCTTTTCATCCAATGACTGCTGCCATTTGTTGAACTTCTCTTCCATCCGCTGGTTATACTCTTCCAATTTACGCTCGTATCCCTGTGACAACTTCGCACCTCGTTGTTCCCATCGAACATGATAAGGTACAGACTTTTTAATCTCTGTAGGGGCTGGATTTACGGCTTCAGAAGCTCCTTCTTCTGCTGAGGGCTGAGTCTCAGATGCAGCAATGGCAGACGGGTCTGCCTGTTGTAGTGGGTCCATTATTTGAGGGGTGGTGATGTCCTCGCTTAGCACCATATTAGATGTCGGACACTATTCGTGTCTAACACAATTATTAAATACTAACGGAATTACGCAAGGGTTTGCAAACTCTTTACGTGTTTCTCTTCAGCTTGCTTCAGCTTTTGAGCTGCTGAAAGATGCTTAAAGACTCCGTTAGTGTTTATAGTGGACAGGTCAGCTTGTCCTCGTTGCAATTCCAATTCGTGTTTCTGTTGTTCCATTGCCATCTTAGACGCGTGCTGCTGCATCTTCATTTCCATCTCGGTTTGAGCCTTCTGAGCGTCTAGCTGCCCTCGTTGCTGTTGTTCACCTGCTTGGGCTTGCTGCATTTGCTGCTGCATCTCGGCCTGTTGTTGGGCTGCTTGCTGTTGTGCTTGCATCGCTTGATTACCCATCTCAATCGCTTGGTCTACAGGGAGAAGAAGTGCAGAAGCCGGGAGGAGTTGACCTTGCACCATCATCCAAACAACGTATTCCTTAGCCATTTCATTAGCATTGGCTTGGCCTAGTTTCTTGTATAACGATATAGGCGACATGACCCCCATTTGGAATAGTTCAACCGCTTGATTGCGTTCCTCCAACGGGTTGCGGGGAATCATAGACCCCTCCTTTACTGTGATAGACGCCTTCCCTTTGATAAGAAGATTCGAAACATCTACCTCTTCTGACCCTAGGCTGCCTTCGAATATGAGCTTACGCTGGTCTGTGTAGTAGACTTTCATCATTTGGACCTGCCAAATGTAGAGTGTAGCGACAAATCGTTCGATACTCTCTGAAATTAACCCACCAACACGAGACTGGTCTGCTTGGCCTCTTAGGATTTTTCCACGTACAGTTTGGTCTTGAGAAATACCTGAGGCAGTCGAACCCTGAATACCAAAGATGTTTCTAAGCTCTGTCCGTGAATCTTGGAGGTGAGCAAATACTTGCTCTGGAAGTGCTGGAGATGAGTCCCATCGGTATGCTTTGTTCACATCTCCTCTTGGAACCCACAAAGTACCACCTTTTTGCTTGTGGCGTGCTGCTTCGGCTGCTTGTTCTTTTGTGAAGTGGTCGCCAGAAAGAACAAGACCGTTGTTCATATTGTCAGCGTTGCGGTCTATTTGCTTCATTCTCTTGTTAATGAAGTCTTGGTTTGGGATGTTCTGCCAAACAAGAGACGTAACGTCCATCGGGGTCTCACCGAAGTTAAATACCGTAAGAATTGTGTACGGGATAGTCTTCTTTTGGAGCTGGTTGTCCCCGGGAACGGTTATCGGCTGCCCCATCTCATCAACAGTTTCTTGGTCTCCATTCCAGTGAGGGTATTCGTACACACCTAGGACGATTTCTTTTGTTGTGTAGAAGAGGTTTTCTGTAGTCCACCACTCGATGTACTCAGTGTCCTTATCTTCGTTCCCTTCAGCAGCGTCTAAGAGCTTCTCTTTGTGTGGAGAATCTTCACCAAACATCTCAACAAGCTGAGACCATTTCGCTGACTTCTTTTCTCCGATGTACGAACCGTGGTAATTACCCCCGGGGTCAACATACGCATCCTTCTCCATAATCATCCTCCGAGGATGGATTGCTCGTTGTTGGAAATCGTTTATCTCTGGGTCCCAGTAGGTCTTAACAGCACTGAAAAAAAAGATAGACCAATGACGAACCGCCATTTTCATGGTTGCTTTTGTGAAGACACGCTCACTCCCGATATACAATGCCTTTTGGAGTCTCTGTTGGAGCTCTTGGTCTCCAGAAGCCACTACGGGGTCAGGGTTCTTCGCAGTCGCCATAGGCAGGAACGTTTCAACAGCCTCGAAAATAAGGTTATCTTGGAGGGGGACATCGGAATTAGCGTCTTGGAATTGTTCCCCAAGCCAATACTTTTCTGATTTATCTTGTTTCTTTGAAAGTCCTTTCTTAACATCGCCAGTAAAACCTTCCCAGTCGTTCTTCCATTTTGTTGCCTTCTTTAAAATCTCCTCTGGAGAACCAAGTTCTGGAGTATATTCATCACGCTGTATTGGCTGGTCCTCCCCGCCCTTGTTTGTGGGTGAGAAAAGAGTACGGAACCCATCCATTATGGTAGACATGCGTGTAGTGTGAATGCTTATTCACTTTGACGCAAGGGTTTGTGTGGTTTGATTCCCGTACTGTGTAGGGTGAGGGTATCAAACTCCGTTAGAATAACAAACTCTTGCATTTCTTTTTTGAGTAGTTTACAATAACCGTACGCAAGCTCTGGTAGGTTTGTGTGCTTAAAAAGCATCGCATCATATCTACCAGAGGTGTGGTGCTTTTTTAATAAAGCACAGCTCTGGGGGGTAGTACCGCAGGAGCATAAACAGGCGGTTCTCGTATACTCGGACACAGAGAACAATGTGTACACGACGGTGGAGAAATCCATTGGGTATACCTTTCTTTCTAACCCGTATGGGGGGAAAGGGGGGCGTACCTTACACTCTGGTAAAGAAGTGTAGCTCGCAGCTACGTAGCTAGAGTTAGTGACTTCTCCAATCAGAAGAGTCACCACGCAGCCATGCTCGTATTTCCTCTTGTTGGATGACTACTCCTCCTGCACCGACAAGCTCGGTGTTTTTTGTTTCCTCACGAGGTTTAATCAAAGCACCAGATGTTCCTTCCATAAAACGAGAGAGTCCAGCTCTCCAATACACCATACAGAACGGGTAGTCACACGGGGTTGAGCTTTTTTTCCAAGTACGTATAGTCTCGTTGTCCACATTTTCTGTAAAACGGTACAGTCTCTCCCATTCAACACCAAAATCGTACCAATCATCAAAAGTCCCTTGAAGTGGGATTCTTTGTTGGTTCATCTCATCTACTACAAGCTGGATTGTTCTCTCACGGTCAATGATTACCTTCCCACTCTCTTCGCCTTCTCCCCATTTTACTAACTTCATAGCTGCAGCGGGGCGGTTGAAGTAACAGAGGAATACACGGCCGGGGAACTCTTCCTGAAGTTCACGGTTCCCGATGAGGTCTCCTCCTTGGTCAATCATCAAAATAGCTTCTGGATACGTGACTTTGAGGAGATGCCTTAGATTTTCGTAGTTCTTGTCTTCCGCGTAATAAAACACCCCTCGTGCGTTCCCGATAACGTACTTCACCAT